AGCTACAAACTTTTCTCAGTTTGCCGGGAATATAGGCGAAGGTGCGGGACACGCAATTAACTTTCATGATGGCATCGCCGGAAATCAGCCAGGATTTTCACGATTTAATTTCACCAGTCACTCTGTGGGTGATGGTGTGAATTTTGTTGCTGTCAGACCGCGAAATATTGCATTTAACTTTCTGGTGAGGGCTAAATAATGAAACCTGTTTTTGATGAAAATGGGCTGGCTACAGTGCCGGGCGATATGCGTTGTTTTTATTATGATGCTGAAACATCTGAGTATACGGGCTGGTCTGATGAATATATTAATACTGGCGTAAGTATGCCCGCCTGTTCCACTGGTATTGACCCTGGCGAAAACATTCCGGGAAGAGTGGCAGTATTTACAGGTAAGGGATGGAGCCATGAAGAAGACCATCGCAATGAGACTGTTTACTCAATCGAAAATGGTGCTGCTGTTACAGTGGATTATATCGGTGCCATCAAAAACGGTTATGTCACGCTTTCACCGTTAACGCCATATGATAAATGGGATGGTGAGAAATGGGTGACAGATACTAAGGCACAACACGGTGCCGCAGTAGAAGCGGCAGAAGCACAGCGCCAGTCACTGATTGATGCTGCAATGGCTTCCATCAGCCTGATTCAGCTGAAATTACAGGCCGGGCGGAAGCTGACGCAGGCAGAAACCACCCGGCTTAACGCCGTGCTTGATTACATTGACGCGGTGACGGCAACAGATACGAGCACCGCGCCGGATGTCATCTGGCCTGAACTGCCGGAGGCGTAGGCCATTCAATATCTGGCGCACCGGAAGTATCGACCAGTTCCAGTGCGTCCAGATAATCCAGCCACAAATTATATTGCACCAGTTCCTCACCTTTCAGGCGACCAATCGCCGCTTTACCAGGCCATTGCTTACTGTTTATGTATTCGTTGACCTGATTAATCAATTGCTGCTTTTCCAGTTCGGCTGCGGCAATTTGTTCCTCATGAGTTGGCGGTGGAATATCAATCCATGCAGGCATTCCGTCGATGACACCTCTGTATTTTCCTTCTGGTGCTTCCTTCATAAATTCGGCGGCAACAGTGTCGTCAATTTCGATTCCATCACCGGGCCATTCGCCGGATTCCTGATAAGCGATTTTAAGCTCCACAGGGAAAAACGCATTTTTATCGGCACTGAAAATATATTTCTGCATTTCTACCGTCCTATCGAAATATAACTGAATCTGTATTGCTGTGAGATATCACTGGTTGCCACACGCCACGCTGAATTACTGATATGTTCAAAATTTACAGACAAAACCTGCGGGGCAGGATTCGACGGGTCTGACTGAACGGCATCAGACATAACACTGACTGAAATCATCGGCTGATTAGGGAATGGTATAGGGAAGTGTCCACTGATAAAGCGGGTCGTGTTTCCTGAAAAAGTGCCAAACTGAACAATATATCCACCTGGTAGCCTGAACCATCCCGAACCAGAAGCGAATGCTCCCATATCCGGTATCTGATTATCTCCTGTGCCCACATCCCTTTTCGCCGCTTCTCCTAAACCAAGGTATGCGAGAAGACCAGCAACATCCTTTCCACTCAAATTAGTCAGCGTATTGTCCAGCGGTTGTTTGTCTGCCAGTGCATTAAGCACTGTTGTTGAAAAGTTAGGGTCATTCCCCAGCGCCGCCGCCAGTTCATTCAGTGTATCCAGTGCCGCAGGGGCAGAACCCACCATTGCCGCAATTGCTGATTTCACAAAAGCTGTGGTGGCAATCTGTGTATTGTTGACCGACTGTGCCGCAGTAGGTGCTGTTGGCGTTCCGGTAAGTGCCGGACTCGATAGCGGCGCTTTCAGTGCCAGCGCATTGTTAATGGTGGTGCTGAATTTCGGGTCATTGTTAATGGCTGCGGCAATTTCTTTCAGTGTGTCCAGCGTGGCTGGCGCACCGTTAATCAGATCGGTAATAGCGGCCTGAACAAACTCAGTGGTCGCAATCCGCGTGGTGTTATTTCCTGCGGCAGGCGTCGGCGCTTTTGGTTCTCCGGTAAATGTCGGATTATGTTTCTGCGCATACTGGGTATGAGGATCCTGTGCGGCAATGTGGTTTCTCATCTGGTCATCCACATACAGCTTTAATTCCAGGACTTTATCATCCACGTATTTACGGGTCGCCAGTACCACCGACGGGTCGATTTTCAGCGTGATGGCTTCGGTGTTCGTGACAACCAGAATCATGCGGATAGTCTGGGTGCGTCCACTGCCTTCCTGCAACTGCGGTTTGTACGTTTCCGGGCAGTTTGCCACCGCAATGAGTACACCTTCATCATCATAAAGACCAATCTCACGGATCCAGAATCCTCCCTCGTTTTCAGGGATGATTTGCTCAGCAATAATCTGGCTCTGATTGTTAGGGTCAACACTCAGAAGATTCAGCGGTGCAATGCGTTTCTGGTTAATCAGTTTTGTTTGTGCAGGGTCTGGTGTTGGTAACACACCATTTGCATCACCAACGGCCATTTGCGTCAGATTCAGCTTACTGCCGAGCATCGTCGCGTTAGCCAGTCGTGCCGCGCCCTGATTAGTCAGAATGGCGTAGTATTTCACTGTCATGCGTTTACTCTCAGATTATCAATTAAATGAATGGCCGGGGCAGGGAAATAATCCCCTTCGACAATAATGGACTCCGGGGTGTAGGGATAAACCGTCAGGGCATCGCCGTGATAGCATCCCGTACCAACGAAAATCTTTCCGTTCACACTCAGGCTGATCGCCAGCCCCGTCAGATGGCGACTTACTGGTTTTGCATCCGCAATAAGGCGCTCAAGTTCCTGATACATTTCATCGGTGATGCCCTGATCAAGTACTCCGACAACAATGCGAAATGTTCCTGGCTCCTCGTTGAGTTGCCACCACTCCTTTACTTCAATCAGGTAGCCGAGAGGCTCCACGGCTCTTCGCAGTGCGCTGATGGTCCCTTTGTGTCGGTGTATCAGCCATGCATCACGAATCACCTGTCGCTTTGTCTCTTCCGGCCAGTTGCGATCCCAGCGGTCAACGGAAAACGCCCAGGCGAGATAAGGCAGCAAATGCACCGGGCAGGTGTCCGGTGACCACAGCGTGTTGAGGTCTACCGGGATGTCTGTAATGCGCGCTCCGACTGCTTCGGCGCAACGCATGAAACGGCTGGCTGATGGCGGTAACAGTGAATTACTCATTGCGCCCACCTTCGCTGATGGTGAATGACTCACAGCGCGCCGCCTGTATGTCGCTGATGGCCAGATTCTGTGTGGGTTCGATTATCTCCACGCGTTGCACACCGTGCACATGCAGTGCGGCAGCAATGGCGGACAACGCCACGTCCTGACCGATAAGCCCCTGCTCAGCCAGCCACTTCCTGAACGACGATTCAGCCGCCGCCAGAATAGGTTCGGATTCCGGACCGGGGTAAAAGTACAGTTTTGCATTCAGCCGCCATGTCACGATTCTGGCGCTCTGTACGGTCAGGCGGTCGGCCACCGGGCGGGTATCCTCTGCATTCAGAACGGCGCGAACGGTATTAAGCAACGCCTCCGTTGCTGTGCCGTCGCCTTCAGTGGACAGGATGGAAACCGTCACATTTGCCGGAGACGGACTGATAGCCCGCGCATCACGCACCAGACCGCTGGCGCTGCGGGCAAAATACTCGTATGCACCTGACGGGCCAGCAACACTCAGGCCGTCGTACGCCCGCTGCGCCCGCAGTCTCAGCGAGGTGTCGCTCTCCATCACCGCGTCGGTGGTATCCGTTGCCGGAGTGATAACCAGGCGCTTTGTGTTCATATTGCCCGCGAGGTTGTCCAGGTCTGTCCCGGCGCTGTGGCTTAACATGCAGGCGCGTGCCCCCTCGTTAACCCGCTGGCGTAACAGCATTTCACGAAACGACATGGTTTGAGCGATAACGTTAAGGGGTTCCGATTCCAGCTCCAGCGCGGCGGAAACGGCTTCACGCTGTTCGGCGGGATAAGCCGCAATCATCATGGCCTTTGTGTCAGCCAGAATTGCCTCAAAGTCAGGCTCCGCGATGATGGCGGGGTCCGGTAACTGTGAAAGGTCAACGGCGGGCATGATTTACTCCCTTAGCGTGATGGTTAATTCAACATTCTGCATGGTCTGCATGACAGTGCCCGACAGCGTCACCCCGGCGCGGCCTCCCGCTTTCCAGACAACGTCGATGGCATCCAGGGCAATGCGGGGTTCCCATCGTGTCAGCGCAATCACGGCAGCACTCATGCATTGCAGACGCGTGGTGTTATTCATGGGTTCGTCAATCAAATCAGGCACAAGGCTGCCATATTCCCGTCGCATAACCCGGCTTGCCAGCGGGGTGGTCAGGATATCCCTGACTGACTGTTTCAGGTGCTCCATATCGTTCAGGTTTCCCGTCCCGTCCGGATTCATTCCTGTGTAGCGGGTTGTCACTGCGGGCCTCCTGTCGAATCGCTGCCGCCTTTCACGCCACCGTGTTTATGCGTATGCACTGTGATGCCGTTTGAGGTGAAGTTGCCGCCGCTGTGCGTGATATTGCCGCTCATCTTTCCTCCTTTTGTGACGTCAAGCGTCGCCGTTCTCAGAAGGTTTGTGCATTCCACGACGGGCGTATCCAGTTTCACGCTGACGGATGCCTGTAAAGTGGCC